ACCGCCACACAATTGGTCGTCGATGGACCGAGCAAGAAGAAGAGCCGAGAAGGTCGTTCTAATCAAAACATCATCCCGTCCAGTACCGGTGCCGCCGCGGCCGTCGGCGAGGTATGGCCAGCAGTTAAAGGAAAATTGACTGGTATGTCCTTCCGTATTCCTCTTCTTGATGTGTCTGTTATCGATTTGACGGTACGGTTGAAGACGAAGGCCACTTACAACCAAATAAAAGCGGCCGTCAAAGAAGCTTCCGAAGGACCTTTGAAGGGAATTATTGGTTATGAAGAGGACGAACTTGTCTCGTCGGATTTTATAGGCGATACTCGGTCGTGCATTTTTGATGTAGCTGCTGGAATTGCTCTCAACGATAATTTTGTAAAACTTGTCGCCTGGTACGATAACGAATGGGGATATTCCACTCGTCTTATTGATTTGGTCGCATATGTTCATTCAAAAAGCCATCATTAGGAAAAATTAATAAACAATAAATTTTACGCAAGTCTAGCCAAAGGAGATTTTACAAAGAAATACCAAGTTAACTTGATATGTCCCAATCACCGATGGTAGAACCCCATTCATTCATAGGAATGGCTGCAACCTGAGCTTCCATATCATCAAACGATGGTAAAGGCATGTAACACGTGGTAGAGCTATATTGTGCGCTCTCTATAATGCTGACTCTCAGGCTATTGTAGTATTCTCTTCCCCAGTAGGTAGCCTCCCGTAATACTGTTAACACATTATCCTTTGTAGCTCTTACAGGATCTTCACTTTTGTGGATCCAGGATAGTGGTGACAACATAGAAATCTTATCAAGCGGAGGCTTTACAATCTTAGAATTCTCTTCTTTCCTAAACGATCTTTTAAGAAAGGTAACTTCACTTGGTAACGAGTAGTGAAATTCTCGGGTCTTTTTGGCTGATGTTATTGACATTCCCAATTCATCGTAGTACTTTGCAATGGAGTTACCATCAAATCCTTTAAGTTCTTCTGAATTTGATAATAACAAATCATCTCCATAAATTGCGCGTCCAACATTTTTACGAAATATATATAGTGGTTTTAAATATGGTTTGTTAGTATCACCACACCATAATCTATAAACATAATAAATTAATATTTCATTAATTAAAGAGTTGGCATCTGCTGTTATTGCACAACCTGAAGGCATCCCACCTGTTTTAACAAATAAATGATTTTGAATCATAAGTGGG